ATTTCTTCGGCCGCGGAGCTCTCCCGCTCCTGCCTCTTGGCGTAGGCGCTGCGCTTCTGTGCGTTGATCTCCTCGCTGTTTCTGGCGTAGGCCTCCCGGCGCATGGCGTTGATCCTCTGCTCCGGTGTGCTGCCGTCCGCGCCGTAGTACATGTCCTCGTAGACCTGCGGATCGTAGCCCTCCACCTCGCTATCGTCAAAGCGGATCGCGTAGGTGCAGTCACAGTTCGCGTGGATGTGCTCGGCGTGGCCGCCCCGGATCGCCTTCTTGCTGGCTCTCTGCCAGCCTCTGGAGGCCAGGGTGATGCAGAAGGCGCAGGTATCCCCGACGGGGATCCAGGCCCACTCTGCGCCGTCTCGCAGCGCGTTCTGCATGGTGGTGTCTACGCCGGCCATCTTGACCAGGCGGCCGACAGACGCGGAGACGATCTCGCTGTTGCCGGTCTTAAGCGTCCCCACAACAGACCGCGCCACCTCTTGCATGGTGGCGGTGGCCGCAGGGACCGCCGGTGCCACGGTGGCTCCGGTCGCTGCAGCCAGGGCGTCGTACATCTGCGCAGCGAGCTCGGAGGCCGCCTCTCCGTACCGAGTGGCCAGCCCGTAGCAGTAGCGGATCAAATCGTCGACCTGGTCCAGGTCTATGATCTCGTGCGTCGCCATGTACTTGAGCACACTCTGCGCCGCAGCGTCGTTGACCTTCCGCAGATCGTCGATATACTTCCGCCAGGTTTTCCACGGTATCGTCATTCAATCCCCAGCTCCTCAAGGACCGCCTGCCCGCGGGCTCTCTGCTCCTGGGCCTTGATCCGGCGGATGTCAGCCTTGTCAAAGCCGATCATCTCCAGGAAGGTGTCCGTCGTTGCGAAGTTTTCGCGGGAGCTGGCGATCTTGATCGCCGCGTCCGCAGTGGCGGCCACGCTGGGCATGGCCGGGTTTTTGAAGTGCGCCACAATATTGCGCTGGTCATCGCTCAAGGCCTCGACGGTGGTATTGTTTGCAATAGCCAGGGCCATCTGCGCGATCGTGCGCAGGCTGTCGCCGTTGCCGGTATTGAGCTGCTCAGCCAGGCCCACCAGCGTCTTGGTCTGGGCCTCGATCGCGTCGGAGCTGGTCGGATTGGCGTCGTTGACCACGCCGGTGTCGGTGACCGGCAGACCGGTGGCCGCGCTGAACTGCGTGGCCAGGACCCGGACCATCTCGACATGCGGCCCGATGTTGCCCTGGGGCAGCTGGCCGAAGCTGGGCTTCTCGCCGGTCTCCGGGTTGGTGGTGCTGGCGATGATGCTGCCCACGTACTGCCGGAATTTCTGATTGATCAAGGCGTCGTACTGGTCGTCCGTCACGCCCAGCAGATACTTCTGCGGGCTGGTAGCAAATTCCAGGCCGATCGTGGCGTTGGCGATTGTACGGACATAGCCCTCGATCAGACGGCGCACCGGCTCCTTGATCCTGGACCGGCCGAAGGGCTTATCGCTGGTGGCGTTCCAGATCAGCGGCTCCATCAGAGGCCTGCCCATCTTATGGGAGTAACGCGTAGCCGTCCATTGCTGGTCGTTCCTGGCGAGGACGATCACCGCGTCGTCGGTGTAGTAGTTGATCAGGCTCGGCGTCCAGCTGTAGACGCTCTCATTGTCCGGAGCCGTGTCGATGATGGCAAAGCCGCAGCGGATCCGGCCCTTGTCGCCGTCCCACAATGCAGCGGAGGTCTGAGGGCTGTGCCAGCGGATCTTGCACCCAATCGCCGGATCCCTCGACAGGGTGGCAAAGGTGCAGCCGTACTTGAGCTCGTCCCGGGCGGCCTTCATGTACTCGGCGATCAGCCGGTTGTCCAGGACCAGCTGGTCCAGCTCCTCCACGTCGTTGCCGTCTGCTCCGACAAAGCCGTCAAACATAGACCGCGCCGCCAGGACGTCCACGCACTTGGCGCCCCAAGCACATCCGATCTCCAGGCCGCGCATGCCGTCAGGCAGCGCAATGCCCAGGTTAACGTCCGCCAGGGCGATCTTGCCCTCGTAGTATTTATTTTTCCGGCGGTTCCCGATCCAGTGGCTCTCATAAGCCGCCATGAGCTTCCCGAGCCAGTAGCGCTCGTTATCAGTCAGGCCGGCGATGTTTTCCGGCTGGATATAAAAAAGCATAGGGGATTACCTCCTATCCGATCCGCATCTTTCTCGCGGGATTTCGTTTGCTTATCTTAGCGCCCCAGAGCGCCAGGGCGGCGGCCTCGACTGGTGCGGAATTCTCTCCGCCGAAGCCCCAGCCCCCGCTGATGGGGCGCTTTGTCGATGTGATCGCGCTGTCTCGCAGCGCCTCCTGCCCGGCGTACCAGCTGACGGTGCGCTCGCTCACAGCGTTGCACAGCATGCCCGCAGCCGCCACTATGTCGCGCCCGGTGGGTCTGATCACCGAGCCCTTGACGCGCCAGGTGTCCCGGATCTTGTCCACCAGGACGTCGGCGCCGTTGCGGCCGTCGATGACCACGCAGGCGGCCTTGCTCTCCCTGGCATTGAGCCAGTCGGCCAGCCATTGGGTGCCGTGGCCGGTGGGCTTGCGCTGGATGATCGACACGCGGGCGGGGCCCTCTTTGGGGATCACAGCGCCGCACAGGACCACCTCCGCGCCGTCTGCCGTAAACTTGACGCCGTAGGCCGTCTTGCCTTCCGGCTTGCGTTCTGCACTCTTGCAGGCGTCCCAGGCGGCCACAGGGATCGCCGTGTCCTCTTTGTGCTCCAGCACCGGAGACCACCAGCCAAGGCGCTCACGTGCGAAGCCGTCCTTTGACATGCTGCGCAGCTCCTCGCCGGTGAAGTCCTCCGAGAGCCGGAGGCCCAGCGCCGGGTTGGCCATGTACCACAGCCCGGTGTCGTCGGTCTTGATGTCGGCGATGCTTTCCGCAGCCACAGACCACTCGTGCCAGGCGTCGTGCTTGCCCGGATCCGCAGTGCAGACCGTGCGCCGCCGGCGGAAAACGTCGCCAGGGCATCCGGGATAGGGCGGCGTGCCGGTGTATATGATCTGGCGCGTGCCTGTGGAGCTGGCCGACAGGGTGGCCATGATGGCCTCCACCTGGTCGTCCGTCAGCTCCTGGGCCTCGTCGTAGACCACAAGAGAGATCCCGTCAAAGCCACGGGCGGCCTGACGGGATCGGGCGGAGAATTCGATCGAGCCGCCATTATCCAGCTCGATGCACTCCTCGCCGTTGGTGTATCTGATGTTTTTAACGATGTCCGTGATCTCCGGGTGGCTCTTATCCGTGAACATGGCAGCCAGGCGGCGGAAGCTCTTTTTTGAGGTCCGCACCTGGTGGGCAGTGTGCAGGATCTTCTCGCCCTTGATCACAAGCCCGAAAAACTCCCGGGCCTCCAGACAGACGTTTTTGCCATTCTGCCGGGGCAGGGCCAGACCGGCGCTGGTCATGGTATAGCGCCCGGACTCGTCCATGCCCAGCCAACAGTCCAGGACCAGCTGCTGCCAGGGATCCAGCTTGTAGCCGTAGGCGGACATCAAAAGAGCCGCATCGTCTCCATCGGTGGAGACGCGTTGCGGCTCGATCTTTATTCTCGGTTCTTGCGATCCTCTCATGCTTCGTGCTTCTTTCGGATCAGCTCCAGAATGGTCACCTTCTCCGGATCCTCGGCGGCAGCCGGCGCCCGGAGCTCCTCGATCTCGTCCATGACCTCCCGCAGCTGCTTGGACAGCGCGGCGATGTCGCGGCCGCTGGTGCTCTTGTGGATCGTCCATGCTATTTTATGCCGGAGCGCCTCCAAGGTCTCCAGACGGTCGCCTGTGTCGGCGACGGATACGATCGTTTTCCTGGTTCCCATTACTACGTCCTCCGGTGGATAAAACTGCTTCGGGGGTAAATCGGCGCTGGCGCACGGTTGGGAGCCTTCCAGGCGTCCGGGGTCCCCTCCCCTCCCTCTCACCAGTCGCCATCCGAGATGCTCAGGCTTGGACGCGCTGCATTTTGTAAAGTCGGGAAAATTTTGTTGCTTTTTGCCGCGTTGCAGCAGTAGTGGGCGGGCTGTAAATTTTGCCAGTCCTGCGCAGCCTGCTCTGGTGAATCATAACCGAATTGTCTCCACTTGCTGATCGGTCGGATCTCGTCGATCACAAAGGAGAGGGGGTGGGTTGAATTTGAGGGGGCGTCATAATCAATCGGACCAAGGGCCCCCCGGCAAATTCCGCAAGGGGCCGCCATGGCCTTGAACCTGGCACGATGCTTGCGCCGAAGATTCCCATTTGCTGATCTCGGATTACTCGCCACCGCGGCCCACCCCCAGAGAAGAAAGACGGCGCTGGCCAGGAGATAACCAGCACCGCCCCCGGTGTCTATTTCTACGCGTACATGATACTGCAGAAGCAATATAACTTACTATCACATCTTTTTGTAGATCTCGTCCGCCGCGATCAGAGCGTCACCGTGCAGGCGGCAAACGTGCATGTAGCTGTAGGACATCGTGACCGCGATCTGTTCCCAAGTCATGATGGAGACATAGCGCAGCATTAAAAGCTCGCGGAGCCTGGCGTCCTGGACCTTCTCAATCAGCTGGCGCACTTCGTTCTTGATACCGTAGAGCTCGTCGATCCGTCGGTCCAGCGCGTCCACCAGCTCCATGTACTTGTCGAAGCGATGCGGATCAGCGGTGTGGCTCACGACATCGCCATCCATTGAGGCGGTGATGGACAGCAGCCGATCCCGCTCCCGGGTCTTTGCCTGCTCCAGTACGTTTATCTCCCGGTCGCATGTTCTTGCTCTGGATAGCCATT